ACCTCCAGATCGGCTTCGATCGGGAACGGCCAAGTCAACGCCTCGACCATCTCGCCTGCGACCTTCTCCGAGTGCTGGATGAAGATGCGCCGGTCGCCCTTCCGCACCCACTCCCACAGCGCCTTCTGCAACGTCGTCGGATCGGTGAACTCGCCGTGAGCGTCCTCGACGTCAGGGACGTACACCGGGCCGAGCGTGTACCGGTGCTCGGCCTGCTTCGCCAACGGCAACACCCCGGACATCGCGTTGTGTACGAGTTCCAACTTGTCGTCGACGTCGCCGAGCAGATACGGAGCAGCGACGCCACGCGACTCCAGTTCTTCTTCGATCAGGTTGTGGACGATGACATGCGGCGTCTCGACCCGGCTCATCGCGTGGAGCCGGTCGTGGTCGGCGGCGAGTTGCTGCGTGGAAGCATTAGCGACCCGCTCGGTGCGGAACCGTTCGATCTGCGCCAACCGCTCCGCAGCCTCGTCCGACGACGCATAACAGCCGAACGCTCGACCCGTCTCCGAGTAGACGCAGAACTGGCCGTCCTCCTCGCGGATGTCCTTCTGCTCCTCGACGAACACCATCGGCACTTCCGGCTCCATGACGTCCTCGGTCATCAACTCCTGCTTGGCGTGGATGATCTCCATAAGCGGACCGAGGAGCGGTTCGCACTCCGGGTGGTCGAGCATCTGCCGGTACGCCATCAGCAGATGCGTCATCGCGTCAGGGCCACCGGCTGTGTCGCCGTAGTCGTGGTCCTTGTCCCAGTCGTCATAGCCGCCGCCCGCTGTGACAGGTTCCTCGCCGAGCATCGCGGGCTGGCGCATACGCATGTCGGCTGCTGCCTGCTTGTCGTCCGCTACCCCGAGTTGCTCCAACATGGTCTGTCTCCGATCGACCGCCGTATGGGTAACACGCCTCGTCGACAACAACACCCGAGGTGCGTCGCCGCGTTCCTTGTTCGGCCACACTTTCAGCCAAGCGTTCAACACGCGGCGCTTCACACCGGGAAGGTCATCAGACGGGATGCGAACCCGGTTGCCTCGGAACCCGCCGGGGCCGAGCGCAGCGACAGCCATGCCGACCTGACGGCGCGTCTCCTTCAACTCTGGTGTCTCCCAGAGGCGCAGTTTCCACCCGGACGGCGTGTCCTTGTCCGGTGCGTAGGCGAAGGCTTGAGCCGGGTACTCCAACCCGTCCTCGGTTTTGACCTCGGCCTTGGTTACCGGTTCGCCGTAGGCGTCGACGACAGTCATGCGCCGGATGCTATCCCAACTGCCGCATCCGTGTCACCGACGTCCCGTATGATGGGGTCATGGCTGACCAACCAGCGCCCGAGATGGTATTCCCGTTCGATGTCGTCGAGGTCGACGGCGAACCAGTCGTCGGGCCGTCGGTACTCGCCATGTTCGGAACTGAGGCCCAGCGTCGACGCGCCCGTGATCTAGGGGTAGTCACCGACGAGGATGACGACGACTCAGGTGAGATAGCCCCAACTGCGTAAGACATCCTCGACTAGCGGGGCGATCGTCTCGTCGAACTCGGCGGCACGCCATTGGAAGCCGTGATACTGGGTCGCTACGTCGGTCAGGACGCTCGTCGCCGCCTTGGTCTGTTCCATAGCCATGTCTGCCATCATCTCTGCCGTGCCATGTCTGGTCCCCATCCATTGTGAGAACGCTCTCGCCCACAGTTCCTCAGGCGATGTCGCATACGTCGTCCACTTTGCGTCGATCTCGGCACACAATCTGACCAGAGTCGCAACCGCTTCCGACTCGGCTGCTGCCTCCAGAAACGCTATTTCCGCAGGGAACTGACCCGACACCGCAGCGGCTCCGACCTCCTCCGCTGCTTGCGTCATACGGGAGTTGTGCCGCGTCCGCTCGAAACCACCTGCTCGCCCTCTTCCTGACGCCGGGATTATCTCCTCCACATAGTCCAACCGGTGCCCCCACTCGTGACCCAACGAGTTCTGCATACTCCCGACCGTCGCGTCGATCTGCTCGCGGCCTGACTTACTCATCACCTCGATCTGGGACCGGACACCCTTCTGGGCGCGGAACTCATCCAACCGTTCCCGGTATCGCGCAAAGGCCGCTTCGTACTTTGCGATGGCGGCTTCGTACTCGGCGTCGCTGCCATACCCGGCCCGCGTGTAGGGACGTCTTGGTTCCGACGGTGTGCGAAGGGGCTTCTTCGGGCTGAAAAACCCGTCCTCTCCGCGTTTGCCCGTTGTCCGAATCGTGATCGACGTCGGACCGGAACTGTACGGAGTCGGCGCTGCCAGCACGCTGTCCATCTGGTCGACCACCGGGTCGACGACCTTGGCGGTCTTGGCTGTGGGCGAATACATAACGCTGTCGGCCATGCTTGGTCCGGGTGGTATCTCAGCCAGTTCATCGTATGCGGCTTGCGGGCCACGAGGAGGCGCAGACGGGGCAGGCACCGACGGTGGAGGCTGTGTCACCGGGATCGTCGGAGGCGGGATGAACCCCGGCGGCTTGAACGTCGTAGTCACCGACGGTTGCGTTTGGAACCCCGACGGGAACTCCCACACGATCGGGTTCTGCTGCGTGCCCGCCGGATAGTTCTTGTCCCCGGCACCGTGCGGGATCGGAGCCGACGACAATGTATGGGCGAAGTCGAGGTCGCATCGGCAGTTCGGATGCGCCGGAGGGCCGTCGCCGACCCCGTGGAACGACTGGTCGAGCAGGATCGGTTTGCCGAACCCGAGGTCCGAACAGATGTTGCAGACGTCGGTCGCTCCGGTCACCCACTTCTTCCCGGCGGTCTTAGGGTCAGCCAGCCCGTCGTTGACTGCTTGGCGCATCGCTGAGAGTTGCCCCTGAACCTGAGCGCGTTTGATCTCCGTGCGTGAAATCATCCGGGCACGGGACCGCCGCAGTTTGTTCGCGTACCGCTGCGAGTCCTTCTGGATCTTCGTGTACGCCGCCCGACCGGTGACACCCTGCTTGCTGAGAGCGGTCGCCATGCTCTCAGCCCGGTGGTAGACGGCCCGCTCCCACGGGTGGGTCAACCCGGCTGCGTTGACGCCTCGGAACGTGGCGAGGTTCTGCGAAATCGAAGTGCGGGGTGACATCTCTTGGAGTACGTCGACGAGCGCCTTCGATGTCTGCTGGGCGGTCAACCCGGTCACCGTGCGTGCCGGGAAATCCCCGACCGCCTGAAAGGTTTGCTGCACCGTGAACGACTCACCGATCAGGTCACGGATCACCCGCTGCTGCTCCTCCAGCATGTTCGTGACCAACGTCCCCGACCGGAACTTCGCATAGTCAACCGACGCCGTGTTCACACTGTCGAACGCCTCGACCCCTACCGCCGCCCACTCCGCTTTCGGACTACGACCAACCCGCACCCCGCCGACCATCTGCGGGTTCGCTGTCGCCTTCGTCACCTTCCCATCAGCGTCCGTTAGCCGCAGCGGACTGCCGAGCCGACGCAACTGCTCATTCATGCTGGCCCTGATCCGGTCCTGACCGAGCAACGCACCCTCGTTGAACGTCGGCTGAAGAATCTCAGCGATCCGGGTCACATACGGTTCCGCTACCTTCTGCGCTTCGACGAGGTACCGGCCCTCCGTCATCCGGCCCGTGATCCACGGCTCCGGCGACGGCATCGCCGCGAACATCTCCTCCATGACCTGACCGACCGTGCGTTCCCGGCCACGCAGGATCGCGTCACCGACAGGACGGAACTTCGGCTCATGGTTCGACCGGGCCTTAGAGACATCCCACGACAACGGGATGTGGCTGATCCTGTTCGGCCTACCAACCCGGATCGTGCCGGGCATCTACTCGACCGCCTCGGACTCCTCCTGCGGCAACCCGGCGATGTCACGCAGATGCTCACCGAGCGCCTCGTCAGGCAAGATCGCACCGACGCCGGACAACTTGGCGACGTAATCGGCGATGATCGAAATGTCGACCTGCCGTGGTGTCGAGTAGTTGAGTTTCGGATACAACGCCGGATCGACCCCGTTGAGGCGCATCAGCCTCGGGATGGCGTGCTGGTTGATGACATCGGCGATACCAGAAACCCAAGTGTCGAGCGCGTCGGCAAAGAGTTGGATCTTCGAGACGGACAGGGCTTGGGTGCCTACCTTGTCGTGACCGAGGAGGATGAAGTCGGCGAGGCACGACATGGCGATGCGTGCGTCGTAGCGGGCGATGATCGCGTTCGTATCGAACTGTCGCCTGCCCCCGGTGCTGAGGAGTTTCAGGTCGTAGGCGAGTTGCTTCGTGTCCGGGTCGTAGGCGAGCGGGAACACGATGCCTTCCTGCTCGTCCCGTCGGATGTTCCTGACGATGCGCTTGATCTCAGTTAGGGCGCTCGTCTCGTTCGACGTTGCGTTGTCGGACAGGAGGTGCGGCGGTACGAGAGCGACCGGCATACCAGCAAGGTCGCGTTCGATACCGATGGCTTCGATCTCGGCTATCCGCTTCTGGAAGTACCACGGGACGAAAGCGTTACGGAGAACCGACCGGCCCTGAGGGTTGTTGCGCTTCGTCGTCGTGCGGAACAGCAAACACTTTTCGATCGGCAAGAACACCTCGCCGTGACCGGCGTTCGGGTCCAACTGCCACGCCCCGTCAATGCCGCCGTTCTCGTCGAACTTCCACCGGTAGATCGTCGACTGGTCCCGGATAGGCCACTTGCGCCACCCGTACCGCCCGTCCGTAAAGTCGGAACGCTCCGACGAATCATCCCGGTCAGGTCCGAGGCGGCGCTTGTAGACGATCTCGTGATAGGAGTAGCCGAACGTCAACATCGACAGCACCGACGACAGCGTGTCGGCCCATGAATGCGTCATGTCGCCCATGCACTCCGACACGAACGTCGCTTCGTCGACGGCGCGCTGGTCGTTCGGATCAGCCGGGGTCACCGTCCAATCGACACCCCGCACCAGCATTTCGATCGAGTAGAGGACCGCGCCGATGACCGGATG